CTGGCTGGAATTGAAGCTGCAATTCGTCAAAGTATTGGCGCTGGAAGTCAGTCACCAAGTGAGGCGCACGGCGTAACCTGCGGACGTTTGTGCCGTTGTCGGTGTAATTTAGTTTGTCTAGCGAGTAGATTTTGCCGTTTTCATAATCGCCCACTAATACCAAACCTTGAAAAACTGCCGAGCAATTACTGCGATGACGCTGGTAAGACCCATCAGAGGCCATAGACAGCCACTTGTGCCACATTCCCGTGGTGGAGTCATACGCCCATGTCAAATTCAACGTAGGGAAAGTTGTAACGTAAACTTCATGGCCTTCTAGCTGATAAGTAAACGAAATTGCGTCATCAATGTATTTATTCGTTAAAGTGTTCTCAACTGCATGGTTAGAAATCCTTTGTGGGATGTAACCATTCATTTGCATGATTTGTGCTTGACCTCGATTGTTGCGAGATACATACGCAAACGAATTACCTAGACGGGCGACAGAGAACTGAGCCGCGATGCCGTGCTGGGTGGAAGTGCCTGGAATACGCTGAAAAGGAAATGGTACTGCGCCCACATCGCTCCACACTTCAGAGGATGCCTCGCCCATCAAATAGACTTCGCGGTGGTCAACAATTAAAGCCATTAACTTATCTGGCGAACCATCTTTTAGCGCATAGCTTGTAGATGTAGAAATCGTGCTTAACAGGTTAGACGAACCCCATTGCTGCGTGCCAGGGTTGTTGTAGACAAAGTAATTGTCCATGATGTCCACCGATGTGCCGCCACTAAAAGCGCCATCAGAACTAGGCAAAACGCTAAAGTTAAGCCCGTACATTGTTTGACCAATAGCAATAGTCAAAGACGAACTGATTGTGTAAGTGCCCGTACTACCTGAACCAGTACCAAAGGCGGTAACGATTGTGCCCGCGGTAACGCCTGCGCCTTGTACTGTTTGACCAAGGTAAATAGTCCCCGAGGCCACCGCCGATACGGTCATGGTTGTACCCGAAACAGTCGCCGTATACCTAGCGCCCACCGCGGCGGAGGCCATTGGCTCAGCCGCCACAGTCTGACTTAGGTTGATGGTGTAAGTGCCAACACCACCCGACCCCGAGCCTAATGCGGTAATCACAGTCTCTGCCGTGATGCCAATACCTGTAAGGCTTTGGTTAGCCGTAATTGTGCCGCTGCTGACGTTTGTTACCGTTAGGGTTGTGCCGCTAATAGACCCCGTAAAAACGGCGTTTGCTGGGCTAGAAATGCGCCATGTGTACCGATACGCTCCATCCACAATATAAGCGTTTATTCCGTTGTCAGATATGCCAACCCGCCCCGATGACGAATTAAGTAAGCCAACAACGGTTGCACTAAGGTTAGCTGTAAAGACGTAAACGTAAGGCCCGCAGACCACAAGCATTTGGCTGCCACCCGATAGGGTACGCATACCGCGGACTTCGGCGTTGTTTAGTACAGCTTCGAGGGTTAGTCCTGGCGTTGGGTAAAGCGCCACCACACCGCGAACACCAGGTTGTTTAAGTGGGTCAATTTCGGGAAAGAAATTAATACACTCTTGCGCGTCTTGATAGATAGACGGTGCTTCGTAACTTGGGCCAACAAAACCAAATTCGGGCATATTTATTCCTTAATGACGAAAAACGTCACCGCAGGAAACCCCCCGTAAGTATCCAGCCAGCATCTTTAGACCGCCCTGTAAGCAGCGCATCCGCATAACGCGCCACCATTTGAGGCCGCATATTTGTGCGCTTGATTGTGGCTTTTGCTTCGCCTGCAAACTTCTGAATCATGCTAATTTGCACAGGGGAGGCTTTGCCATACATAGGCATTAGGCGTTCAGCTAAACACCAGCGCAAGGCGTTTACATAGCCTTGTGGGATACGCATGATGTCATACATGGTTGTAAAACGGGCAAAGATAGTGTCCGTAAACAAGTGCATTTCGCCTTGCGCTGGGTTAGGCCAAACACTCAAATTACCCAAAGTGTCGCCAGGGTTGTAGTACAGGGCTTTAGGCCACGGGCCGTTTAACGACTTTAGGCCAATCATGGAGTAATCGTCTAGGGTCAAAACCGCTACTGGATAGTCAAGGCCACCGCCGTAAATTGGCTGTCCATTGGACGTGGTGTTAATCCGCACATAAGCAGAATTCACCCGCAAAGGCTTTTGGTAGTAAGCCGAGATTGTCGTGCTGGCTACTGTTTGAGATATGTTTACCTGATACGTCCCAACTTCCAATACATTGCCACCAGCCCCGCTGATAAACGACACAATGGTTGTTCCTGCCGTAATTCCACTACCGCTAAGGGTTTGGTTAAGAGTGATAGCACCCGACGAAATAGCAGTGACTGTCAGGACGTTGCCCGAAATTGAGCCTGTAAAGGTTGCGCCGACTGAGCCGCCTGGCCCGATTGTGTATTGAGTTTGCCCACCAACCACGGGAAAAATAATTTCCGTGAAGTTGTAGACCATCATGTCTTCGTTAGACCATTGATCTAACATATCGTTGAGCATATCAAACGCATCTTGCGCCGCTTCGGGCGTAGGCGTTTCACCGGCCTCTAATGCGCCGATGTCTTTTAACGATCTAGAAACTATGTCGATTGGCTGTGCCATTGTTGCTCCAAGGTAAACACAGGCGGTTTCCAGGGAGGCACAACAGATTTCGTCTTGCTAAGAAGCGCCAATTGTTCCTCTAACCGTGATTCTATTACATTTTTCCCGTATTGGGTTGCACCCTCTTTTATCCAAGAAATTACCTGATTCTCAGTAACCTTGGCGTAAGGCGTCTTTACGCTGAACTTGTCAAAATCCCAATTTCCTTCAGTTTCAACCAAGTTTTTGTCATCAGTAGCTAAAACGTAATACTTGGCGTGGGTTATAGCCTCGCCATCCACGGAAATATCAAGAATCTTCCAAGTTGTAATCATTCCGTCTCTTTAACTTCGGCTTGTTGTTTAGCTTCTTTTTGCATAGCCTCTACCAATTGGAACACTTCTTGGTACGGCTTTGTACCAAGGTAAGCCAGCACAGCGTTAATTAAGTTTACTGACAAAGATAACTTTTCCATTACCAAGGCACTCCAGTTGCAATTACGGGGTTTTTCTGTAAGTCAATGTTTGCAGCAAGACTTGCCTCTACTGCATCCTTGTCCACACCATTAGCCCAGCACCAGTTCAGCACTTCAGCCTCGGTTACGCTGGCGTAAGGAATAGCTGGAGTCGCAGCAGCAAAGCCGCAACAGCCGTAGCTTGATGCAGAGTAGTCACCGTCTACAGCGCTTACAGTCCAGTGAGCCGTGGTGATAAAGCCGTCTGCGGTGAGGCGGTCACATTGGACGATTTTCCAAGTAATGTTCATTTTGCTTCCAGTGCCTCAATACGGGCGGTTAGGGTTTCAATAGTTGCAAGTGCTTTCTGCAAAGACATAACGGTTACTGCCAAAACAGAACGGTCATAGTAACCCCACGGTTTACCTTCTTCTGGAGTTGGTGCTGCTTCTGGGCCAAGGGCAGCGTTTACGTTTTGCGCGTAAAAGCCTAATTGCCTATCAACACCAAATATTTCTTTTTTCTCGTCGTTGTAATACCAATATCCCGGCTCCAACTTTTTAAGCATGGAATCAGTGTCAACTGGAATGCCATCTTTAATTTTCCATGTTTCATCCGACACGGAAGATATAACGCCAGACGCTGAGAATGTTGCCGTACCAACACCGTAAGCAGACATAGTAACAATGCCAGTGGATGAAATACGCATACGTTCTGTCCACGTTGCGCTTCCTGCTCTACTAGCAAATACTAAATTTGCACCGCTGCTTGAGATTTGTTGTAATTTATAACCGTAACCATCACCAGCGACAGGAAATTCAATTCCACCAATAGCCTGTACGGTTGTTTGTGTTGCCGAGTTAACCCTTATTGTTCCACCGTATGTAGCGGGAACCGTATCAGTTAAAGCCCCGCCAACATCTAGTTTGGCAATAGGCGAACTCGTCCCTATCCCTACGTTACCGCTGGAGTCGATACGCATACGTTCTGTAGCGTTTGTTAAAAATATACTTGCAGCATTTTTGTCATTTGAAAAATATAAATTTGAAGATGAATCCCCATAACCTACATATCCTAATCTGCCAGTAGCACCGTAATATTGTATAAAACCGTTACCGCTATCTGTCCCAGTTAAAATGGTTTGTGCTGCGCTGGTAGCAGAAATAACAAACTTTCCGTAAGTGCTTGGAGAACTTGTCCCTATCCCTACGTTCTGGCTTGCGTCTATATAGACAGCGTTTGTGCCTGCGGTGGAGATGCCTACAGAATTGGTAGCAGGCAAGTACATCCCGTTACCAGTTACGCTTGTGCCAGTAGGGATTAGCTTTGTAGCCGTTGCCGTGCCAGTAGTGGCAAAATTAGTACCATCAAAGGTCAGTCCAGCAGATTGGCTAAACGACCCGTAATGGATTTGGTTAGCCGTAAAAGACGTAGCACCCGTGCCGCCATTAGCAATCGCCAGGTTAGCAAAGGAAAGCGTACCGCTGCCGTTAGTCTGCAATGGCTGTCCGCTAGTGCCATCCGCGCTAGGCAGCGTGAAGTTAATGTTTGATGCCGTGTTAGGGCCAAGCAAGTTAACCGAACCGCCTAATGCCGCTTGAAAAGTTAAAGTTCCCATGATGCTTCCTTATGGTGCAATTATAAGTTTAGATGCCAGCAATGCGCCAGTAGATGGCGTAAAACTAAGTTTGGTTGACGTGACGTAAATTGGCAAATTACCTGTGTTTGCCGTTACCCAGGTCGGATAGACCGATGTTGCCGTAGTTGTGTCATTAGTCACAGCCACGTTGTTTGCATTGGTTGCAGTCGTAACAACGCCTGTTGCGCTTGTGTTTTCGGCAAGGATGGATAAATTGCGTGGTAGGCTCATGATTCAATCCATTGGCAGGTTTGTTCGTCTAAGACATAATCACCATCAGGCTTTGGCGGTATAAACGCATCCCTTTGTTGGTCGTAAATATACCCAATTCCTGCGTAATTTTTACGCATTGACCCATTATAAGAAGTTTGTTTCCAAAATGGATACCCATTGCTCCACATAACCAAAAATGCTACGCCTTTGGCTTCCGACTCTACGCCATCAACCAATAGCTCATTGTTATTTACGCAATGCACTTCAAGCACTACGTTGTTTTCATCAAGTTTTGCAAAATGTGCCATGATTAGAACGTAATTGTCCCGTTGCCAGTAAAAGTATAAATACGATTACCGCCAACATTGGTTATTGTGGGTGAGCCTGTTGTAGATGCTGCTGCGTCATAAGTGTTTGGATAACTAATTACAACTACACCAGAACCGCCAGCGCCAGATGCACCTGGGGAAGTAATTGCTGCACCACCACCGCCACCACCAGTGTTTGCAGTTCCTGCCGTTCCGCTTGTTGTGCTTGAACTGCTTACAACACCAGCACCACCACCGCCTAGACCACCAGCAGGCGCAAGGGTTGTTCCCTCACCACCACCGCCACCACCACCAGCGTAATAAGTGCTAGTTCCAGAAATAGATGACGTTAAACCATCGCCACCTATGCCGCCAACAGTAGCAACTGAGGCGTCACCGCCTACTGCGCCTGCGCCACCACCTCCACCGCCAAGCCATCTAGCCGAAGGTGTGGTGAATCTATAGCCTCTGCCGCCAGCATTTCCTTGGCCAGATGTTCCGCTTGTTGATGTTGTAGGAGTTCCTACTGTGTTACTTGCTCCAGAACCGCCAGCAGAACCACCTGTTCCACCAACAACAGTAAACCTTCCACCATAACCGCCACCAGTGGCAGATACAGAAACTCCTGTTCCGCTAATTGAACTTGCAACACCAGGATTTCCGTTATTACCTGATGAACCATTTTGAGCAACCGATGCTCCACCAGCCCCAACAGTTACTGTGTATGCCCCGCTAAAAGTAGCTGTAACGGTGTTTGTAAGAAAGCCACCTGCACCACCACCACCTGCGTCATACGAACCGCCGCTACCACCACCAGCAACTACCAAATAGGTAAAACTTGGTGGTTTATTGGTGTAAAGAGGCCACGCAGTTGCTTGAATTGCTTGCATGACCTCATTGGAACGCCAAATTCCTGGGGCTGAACTTGTGCTTGTAGTCGCCGCTGTTGACGACATTACAGAGCCTTTGTACCTAGTAGACATTAGGTAATAGCCTCATAAGAAGCCGTTAATTCAATTGCGCTTGCCGTACCAACAGTCACCACAATAGACTGTGCTTCACCAAGGTAAAAAGCAGTGCTTTTGTCAGCAACCACAATGGAAGCACCTACCGGTACAGATACTTGATACACCAAACGATAATTTGTTCCAGCACCAGCAGCAGCGCTGTTTATAGCCACAGTTACGGTTGCAATAGATGCCGTTACGTTTGCGGCAACAATGTTGTCAATTTTATTGACAGTACCCGCAGCAGGCGTAAGCGCAGTCCAAGTGGTAGCTGATGTGGTGCTAGGGATTAAATACGACGTATTTCCATAAATGGATGTTACGTTAACAATATTTGGATTTGCCATGCTTGTTCCTCAATAACCAAAAATCATCGCCATTGCAATAGATTTACCTGTTGTTACGCCAGTCACCGAAGTGGTAATAACCAATGCTTCCACAATGTCGCCCACTGCACAAGCCACGCCAAGGGTAAAACCTGTTCCGCTTGTGGCGGTGTAATCAGCGCCAGTTAGCAACACACCATTAACATAAATTTGAAGATAGCCCACCGCATAAGTAACGGTAAATGCTGTTTGGCCTGCCGTAGCGGTAAAAGTTGTTCTGCTGTAAGCGCTTGCACCACCGCTGGACGCATTAATCGTGACTGCACCTGTACCGCCAGCCGGTGAAATGGTGACGTTTGTGCCCGCAACAATTTGCGTAACGCCGCCCGAAGCCGCCGCCCAAGATGCTGTAGTGCCGTTAGACGTAAGCACATAGCCATTTGCGCCAATAGCAAGGCGACCTGCGCTATTTACGCCAGTTCCAAGAATTAAGTCGCCCGTGGATGTTATGGGTGAAAGCGCGTTAAAGGCAGCAGAAGCCGTGGTTTGACCTGTTCCGCCATTGGCAATTGCTACTGTGCCGGTCACATTTCCTGCCGTTGTAGCGGTTGTAGCCGATGTCGCCGTGGACGCATTACCAGTCAAAGCGCCAACAAAAGTGGTAGAAGTGACCGAAGTAAGGCCAGCAATGGTAGTTGCAGTACCGCCCAGGCTAACCGCGGTTGAGCCGATTGTGATGCTTGAGTTAGTCAGCGCACCATTAGGAATGTTTGTCAGGCTTGCGCCCGAGCCGCTAAATACGGTTGCCGACAATGTGCCGGTAGATGGGACGTATTGATATTTAGTGGAACTGGTGTATTCGGTGGACAGCGTGCCGCTAGTGACCGCAGCAAACAATGGATATCGAGTTGATACGGTGGTTGTATCGTCCGTGATCGTTATTGCGGATGTTGGGGTTGTCCATGTAGGCGCACCCGAAGCATTAGACGTTAAGACTTGACCAGAAGTGCCCGCCGCAGTAAACGCATAAGCCGTACCCGTGCCATACGCCACCGTGCCCGCAGTTGGAGTCGCTGTGCCATTTGTTCCCCCATTTGCAATTGATAGCGTGCCAGTCACGCCGGTGGTTAATGGTAGTCCTGTGCCGTTTGTCAGGGTAACAGATGTCGGCGTGCCCAAAATAGGCGTTACTAACGTGGGGCTGGTGGACA